GTAAACGCAAAATCAATAAATCCTTTTTCCAACTCAACAATTTCTCTCGCCATACTATATATGTGTAGTTTAAATGTATCGTTAACTTCGCTACTGTGTTCTTCACACCATACCCTAAATAGTTTAGCATTTCCCTCAACGTGTAAAGACTCATCTTTTAAACTCCAATCATTTATTTGTGTCATTCCTAAATACTTACCTAGTCTTTCAAAGTTCTTAAGCATAATAAAGCTACCGAATAATGAAATACCTTCTAGTAGTATTCCCTTAGCCAAAGACAAACCAAAGTTATCTTTAAACACCTCATCTTGCATATAGGTATTCTTCTCAGCTGTTTCTTTGTGCCGTAAGAAGTCTGTGTAGTATGAGTCTGGAAACCCTAAGGTATCATTCAGGAGGTTGTACCCTCTTTGATGCTCGAACTCTCTACACATAAAGCTTGTAAGCATACCTCTTACTTCATTGTTCTTGATGTAGTTAAGAAGAGGTAGGTACCCTTGTGCTACATTCTTATCACTCTGTGTAAAGATTGAGAGAATATTCTTAATAAACTCTTTCTCTTCTGTAGGTGCTTTCTTATAGTCTTCTACATCTTTAGAGAGGTCAGCCTCATCTGAAATCCAATGCATATTCTCACTCAACTGTCTGTAGTCCTCAGCCCAAGGGAATCTAAATTCCTTGTAGGCTATACTATACTCTGTCAACATCTTTTTAACCTTGGCAACTTATACATTCTGTTTCTCCTTGTACTCCATCTTTAAGAGCGTTACGTTCAATCTTAACGTTTACCTTCTCTACTTTACCAGCACTCTCTGTACGTAAGTAGTATAGTCCTTTTAAAGGAACTCCCATACCGTACTCACTAAAGGCTCTTCTATGTACATCATTTACATAACCTCTATCAGCTCCTGTTTTAAAGAATACATTAACTGATTGTCCTTGACAGATATACTCCTGTCTAGCCCGAGCTTGTTCTACTACCCAACGCTGGTCCAATTCAAAAGAGGTTTTAAATACCTTCTTATCCTCTTCACTCATCCATTCTAAATGTTGTACGCTACCATCATGTTCCATAATAGATTGCCATACTTCATCTTCAGTAGTACCATAACTTTCTAAATCAATACAGAATAAGTATTCTTTTAAAGCTGGATTCTTAACTAGATAACTACCTACTCTCGTCTTATGTGTATAGCAGTTAGACGCCCTAGGTTCAATACTAGCAGAAACACCAAGAATAATACTACTGTTAGCATTAGGGGCAACAGCAAGAAGATGAGTATTACGTACACCATAACCAATAGCATCCAATGCCTCACCCTTCTCTGTAGCAAGTCTCTTCGTAGCTTCAAGTGCTTTCTCCTTTATGTGTTTAAACATTCCTCTATTTACACTAATAGCTAGTGATGATTCAAACGGGATAGAGTTCCATTGTAAATAATCATGGAAGCCCATAGCTCCTAAACCTAAACTTCTTTCCATCTCAGCACTATACTTAGCTCTATGTAATTCATCTGGTGCATTGTCAATAAAGAATTGTAGTACGTTATCTAGCATCTCAATCAAATCACCTATAAAATATTCGTCTTCTTTCCATTCATCATAAGTCTCTAAGTTAACAGAGGATAAACAACAGACACCACTTCTCTCTTCATCCGTTGGTAAGTGTATCTCATTACATAAGTTACTCCCATTTATCCTAAGCCCTTTTTCTTTTAAAGCTGGATGCATTTTATCATTAGCTTCATCTAAGTAATTAATATATGGTTCACCAGTTCTAAATCTAGTAGTTATAATCTCTTCCCATAGCTCTCGGGAATCTACAATCTCTGTGATATCTAAGGTGTGTGGGTCAACTAAACACCACTTCTCTCCATTGTCTACAGCTTTAATAAAATCATCTGTAATGTTTACTCCATGGTGTAGGTTAAGGTTCTTTCTGTTGAGGTCTCCAGTAGGTGTTCTCATCTTAATAAACTCTAGAATCTCAGGGTGGTCAATGTTTAAGTAAGCACCATAGCTTCCTCTTCTAGTCTTCCCTTGTCTGTACGCTATCATATCAGCATCTACTGTGTGAAGGAAACCATTCACTCCTGGTGTTACATCACTCATGCTTCTAACGTCTGACCAATGCCCTCCAATACCACCACCTTTAACAGATAACCATCTAATCTCGGTAGTGTGGTCACATAGTCCTTGTATACTATCATCAACATAAGTAGTAAAACAACTTATAGGCATACCTTTAGGTTTCTCTCCTTCTAATATAGCATTACTTAGGATAGGAGAACTAAACATAAACCATTGTTTTTTAATGTATTGGTAGATACGCTTAGAATGTTCTTTGTTACTACCAAAACAAGTACTTGCTCTAAGGAAAGCATCGTCAATAGATTCCCCCTCTCTACAATAATGTTTTTGTAGTAGCTCAGTTGCAAAATCTGTGAATGGCATTAGAAACTCCTATACGAGGTAAGTGTACAAATCTCTTGTGTTACTGGTGTATGTGTAAGGATACATACTACCTTAAGAATTTTAACCTCTTTCTTTTCTACCTTACAACATTGTGTACAGGACTCATTGTTGTTATCCTTATGTAGGAAAGGTATATCACCATGTTCTACATTTGCTGATACAGTTATTGTAAGTGTAGCTACAATAGCTAATAGTTTTTTAATCATTTTCTTCCTCCTCTTTATTTTTAATTAGTATTTCTAAGTAGTGTTGTGCTTTTTTTAAATCTTCAATACCATTTTTGTTTTTGTACCTAGAAATATACTTTATAATATTTCCCTCTATGTAATCTATCTTATTCTTTGTGATGTAGTCTATAGGTTGTATTGCCATCTTGTAGTGGTCTCCTCCAACTTGCTTATCCTTTTGCTCGGTAGCTTCCTTACCATACCTACCATAGTAATCGCCTGGCATACCACTATACTCTTGTTCAAATGTAGGCTTACTCCAACGGTTCTTCTCCCATTGTTTCATCTCTTCCTCTGCCTTTTTGTATGCTTCATGATATCCCATATTAAGCTACCTCCTTTACAAATACTCCATCACTTCTTAAGTATCCTTTCCTATCTTTAATCTCATTGTAAGCTTGGTTCACACAAGAATCAAACCATAAATCAGATACTAAAGCTAATCCTCTTAGTGTAACATACACATCACCAATAGCATCAGACAGTTCATCCTTATCATTTATAGATAGGGCTGATATTACTTCAGTAGCTTCTTCAAGCATCTTAACTGCCTGACCTAAAGGTGTACCATACATAGGTATCTGTCTCTCTATAAACCATTGGTCTATCTTTACATTTAGTTCATCCATTAATACTCCTTTAATGTTTTCATAAGTTTAAGTAAGTCTACTAGTTGTATTTTACTAGCGTTATTATCTCCTCCAAATACAATACGGTTAGGTATTCTATCTAGTATTTCTCTAAGGACATCAGTAGGTATAAGTATACTAGCTAATACTTTATCCCCCTTTACCAGGTTCTGTACCCAAATATCAGATTCAGTTGCATTAATACCACTAGGCTTTCCCCAGCTCTCCAGCTCTATACAGATATTACCTGTAGTAGCCCATCTATCCCTCTCTGTTTTAACCTCACAGGTCTTAACACCTTTAAACAAATCATCTATATGTTGTTCCCAATGTTGCCCGAACTCTAAGTCTACATCAAACTTCTTTAATTCTTTAATATCTTTACTATTATTTAAGCTCATTTAAAACCTTTAGTTCTGTCTCTACTAGCCTTACTATAGTATTTAGTATAGTAACCTCTTCTTTTTTTACTTCATCTAAAAAGTAAGATGACTTGGAGTATTCTATAACCTCTTCCTCAATCTTTTTGTACTCTTCTTCATCATCAATAGTACCAAACTTTTCTTTTAATTTATTTGCTGTTACCCAAGCGTACGTGTCTAGACTAGAGGCAAGTTCATTAAAGACTTTTGCTTTCCTTGCTTGATTATCATTCTCTACCATTTACTCTCCTTATTTTTAGTGGGTATCTGCCCAATTTATGCCTACTTTAGCTTCACCTTCAAGCTTACATCTCCATAATATCTTTTCTTCAACTATGCTGAAACATTCAACAGCTATTCTTGAGGCAAAGTCTGCATCACATTCTCTTACTTCCATTTGTATCTCATCATGTATATTACCCACGAACTTATAGTCCAGGTTCTCTTCTTTTAATCTTCTGTCTAACTCTACTACATAGTACTTCATTATGTAAGCACCTGCTGATTGTAGTAGTACATTAAGAGCAGCGTGTGGGCTTCTTACAAAAAGTCGTCTGCCAGTGACTCCTCTGAGATACCCTCTTTTAGCAGCTGTTTGTACTCCTTCGACAAGTCTAGCAAGTCCATTTGTCTTCGCAAGAAATTGACCTTTAAGTCTTTTACCTTCTGACGCCGTTCCATTGACGATTTCTCCAATCTTAGCATCTCCTGCTCCGTAAAGAAATCCATATATAAATGTTTTGGCATTGTCTCTAGTTGGCAGTCCTGCTGCTTGTTGGTTAGCCGTGTGTATATCTTCTTCAATAAGTTTCTTACCATATGCACCTCCATCATATCGTGCTAAGTAGTGACTAAGTGTTCTAAGTTCTAGTCCACTAGCATCACATCCTACTAACCTATATCCTTTTGGTACAGTAAATAAACTACGAGCATTCTCACCTTGATAAGCACGTACACTAGGCACCTGTGCTAGGTTTGGGCTACTATGTGTAAATCTTCCAGTTACTGCACCAAGGATGTTAGCTCCTCCGTGTATTCTATTATCTTTTCCTACTTTTTTTAACCAAGCGTTATCACCTTCTGATAACTGCCCTAGTAACTTCTTAACCTCTTGGTAGTGTAGTAGAGGGGATGCCCAATCTTTATCTCTAAACATATCTTTAAGTGTTCTACTATCAGTCCTAGGTTTGCCTTTGTCTGTAAGTAGCCACTGTTGTTTACCATATAACTTCTCTACCCACCATACAATATGGTTACCACTGCCTGGGTTGAAGTGAGTAAGCTCTATAGGTTGATTCTCCCCTACTGTGTACACATTAAGCCTCCTAAATGGATTCTTAGGTGTCCTTGTCTTTCCTTTAGGTAGAAATAAAGGTGTAAACACATTATGTAATGCATCAATAGCCTCTTCTAGCTCAGTCACAAGCTCTAGGTGTAATTCTCTTGCTTTTTGGAGGTCAAAGTACCAACCGTTTATGTGTTGTTGTGTTACTATCTTTTGTACGTTCTGTTCTAGCTCTAATGCTTCCTTTGGGAGCCAAGGTGTCTTTCTTTTTAAGTGTTGATATACTTTTACAGTTACTTCAACATCTCTTTTACAATAGACGTCCATTTCTTCTGAATATTTTGACCAATCACTATGAGTTCCCTTAGCATATCCTAATCTCTCCCCATAAGCATCTAAACTATGACCAAAACTAATATCTTTATCATAATATGCTAGTCTACCAAGTAATAGTGTATCTACTACCTCTATATCCTCTCTAATCTTAGTTGTACCTAGTTTATTTAAGGCTGGTATATCGAACCCTATGATATTGTGCCCTACTATTGTAGTAGCTGTGTTGAGAGAATCAATTAATGTATTTACGTCTAAAAATTTTTCATATTTTTTCGATTCCATACAATAGGTGTACCCTACCCAAAACTTAGTACACTCAAGGAGTAGATTATCTGTTTCTATATCAAAGACTAAAGTCCTACTCATTATGTTCCTTTAAATAAGCTATTGCCTTAGATAGGATTCGTATATCGTCCTTACAATTTCCTAGCATTAAGTTGCATTTACTACATAATACACCCCTAACTTTTCCAGTAGCATGACAATGGCCTATATGTGTATGGAAGTCTCTCAACTTTATCTGTTTATTACAAATACCACAGGAATTCTTTTGTAATGTATATAGTTCTAGTACATCTTCTGGTGTAGTTCCATATAGTCTCTTTATATCTGATGCATACTTCATTTCTTTTTTATCTGGATTACTGTAATGTATTTGCCTTGCAATCTTAGTACATGCTCTACATTGTGCCTTAACTCCTTTACCATCTCCTCTGTTATAAAAATCAGAAGTCTGTTTCATCTCCAAACACTTTGTGCATTTCTTCATTAACTTTCTCCTCTACATTCTCTGGTACTAGTCTTCCTATTTCAGGATAATATTTAGCATGACCAAGTATCCCTACTTTCTCACCCTCTTCCCTATCTTTTAAACATCTAAGCACTCTTAAGTTTTTATTTTCCTCATCTTGTTGATTCCCCTCTAATCCTATCACCTTATCACTAAGTTGCCCTATACTTCCAGAGCCTCTTAGGTGTGATAAAGATGTTTTCTCCCCATCTTCATGCCCTTTAGCCCCTGGGAGCCTCTTTAGATGAGAGACTAATATCATCCCTACCCCTGTTTCTTCCACAAGGCTTCTAAGCTTAGTCATTAGAACATCAATTACTCTTCTCTCGTTATCCCCCATATCTTCAAGCCCAGATACAACGATACTAATATGGTCTAATATTATCACATCACATTCTGCCCCTACAGCTAAAAATCTTAACTTGTTTAATAAATTATCACTATCTAGTGAACCAAAGTGATTGTATAAGTACAACTTTCCTGGTTCAATTATTTTTTCATAAGCTGCTTCTATCTTTGGTATGTTTTCCTTGTTGCCTCTAAAATCATTCCAGTTTTTCTTTCCTGTTATAGACGCATCCATTTCTATGCCTAAGTATGCTCTTTTTGATACATTATTACTCTCCTCAAGTGCTACGTGTCCTATAGTAAGTCCATGTGTTGTTAATAGATGGTGCCCTATTTCTTTAGTTATTGTAGACTTCCCCATACCAGAGCCAGACACTATAGTAGTTATAGCCCTTTTAGATATCTCTAGCCCAGTATATTTTGTGGTGTATACTGAATCATTATTATCATCATCTAATAGTGATGCTATTCCGCCATCATTCGCATTAACGATACCGTCTGGTGTGTACTTCTTTATCTCATAATAATGTTTAATAACACCAGCTTTGCCCAGCTTCTGTAAAACATCATTGAAGTCTTTATACTCTCCAAGGTCTATTGTGCGTATCTTACCTGGTGTAAATAATGTACTACATTCTTGTATTGCTCTCTTACCTGGCTCATCATTATCAAAGGCTAGAAGTATCTCTTCATATGAATTGATAAATTCTAAATGTTCTTTTAAATCTTTCTTAGCTGATTGGGCACCATTATTAATACTAATAACTGGGTACTTGCCCCCTAGTGCATCTGCTATAGATAAGGCATCTAATTCTCCCTCTGTGATAACAATTCTTTTACCTCCACTTCTCCATTTATTTAAACCAAAAGGCACAGCCCTCTTAGCATCACCTTTCCAACTAAATGTTTTATCTGCGTATCTAAACTTCTGTGCTACTATTTTTCCATCTTTATCAAAGTGGTTAATAATATGTGTACCATCACTTCCTTTGTAGTAGTTGTACTGTTTAAACATATCGGGTGAGATACCTCTTATCTTGCTAACAATAGGTACTGTTTCTGATTTACTCCATGTTTCATCTTCAAACACTTCTTTATTTCCTTTTCCTTTGTACTCACTATCTACCCAAGCACTATCGCAACTAAAACATTTCATCATTCCAGGTACTTCTGCATTGGGAACCTCACTAGCTGCGTCAGAGCTACTACAGTGTGGGCATTCTATATGTCTCTTCAAGTAATCTCCTTTACCTCAATCTCACACCTTGGGTTATCTCTATCAATACCACCGAACTCATATATTATTTTATCTAAGTGTGTGTAGTTATCATCAGGTAGGTTCTCATTTTCTACCAATGCATCACACACATATTTATCAATTACACTACATACGTTACTTATATCCCTTAACCTACTATCAGGTAAATATAACCTATAAACAAGGTTAAACTTCTCGTATCTAAACTCTAATCCTAAATCATTTACTATCTTTTTCATAGCCTTTTTTAGATTATTGTTTAGGTGGAAAGGAATGTTACGGTAATTATTAAGGTTTAGGTAATGTCTTTTTTTCTTTCTTACCCCAACCTCAATGAATAGAGGAACTTCAAATACTGTAATCTCGGTTTCTATTTTTTTAGTATTTTCTATTTCCATAGATTATATCCTACTAACACCCCCTAGAAAGGGATGTCCTCGTTAGAATCGAATGGTGTCTCCTCATCAGACTCATTTCCAAAAGGTGAGCTGTTACCTCCACCTCCAGAATACTCTACAAGGTCAATTACTTGGACTGCGTAGAACTTAAGACTAACACCTACCATCTTAGAGGATGCCATGTAGTATGGAGTCAATAGATAAGCTACACCTACCTTTGAGCCGTTACCAATCAGTTTACTCCAATCTTCTACTAATAGTCCATGTTCATTATAAACTTTAGGTGGAGTATTTTGTGAGCCATCCCCTTTAGTTCCTTTACGTTTGAATTGTACAAAATCAACACCATCTGTATCAGTCTTGATAATATCCTGTACACCATTTACTTTCTTACCTGATGCTTCTACCAACGCTTTAACTTTGTTAATAATAGTAGTAGCTTCTTCTTCAAAATGATTAAGTGTGTTACCGTGTGGATATACATCTACTGCATAGTTATCATATTGGTCAGGCTCTAACACCTTACACCATTTACCAGTACCTTTGATTGTACCAAAGTGTGTGAAGTTGGCTGTTGTTCCATCCTCTTTCTTAGTTACAAAGTTTATTCTTCCGTTGCTCGATACTAATTCTATATCTTTTACATCTATGTTTGCCATTATTTTTCTTCCTTTTCAATTAGTTTTAAATCAGAAAGTATTTCGTTATATGAAATCTCTCCTCCTGTCATTGCCGATAACTGTGTAGTTAGTTGTACTAGTATACTAAATAGTTCCCTAAACTCACAGTTAATAAGAGTTGTAACCTCTTCTTCTTTTTCTACTACAGAAAGTAGTATTCGTTTTTCATCATCATTTTGTAGCATATTTCTCCTTTCTTCTATAATGTCAATGTGGTACATTTCCTTAAGTTTACTTTAAGGTTTGTATTTGTTTATACTAAATACATTTTATGATATGATATATTTACTATCTCGCACCTCCTTTAAATCTAATTTTCCAAACGTAGGGAAAGGGATACTTTCCTCAGGGTCTATTTGGTTTTGTATGTTTCTTAGAGGGTCTGCCTCCATAACAGCAATAAAACCCTCTTTATACTTTTGCTGTATCTTATCACCCTCATTTGGGTGTACTAAGAAACAATCATGTATACAGCCTATCTGTTCCTTCATGTTATCTACACAATATAATAATACTGTACTGTCTATGTTATGTATGAAGTTAGGTGCTATACTGTTAGCCTGTCTTCTCTTATTAAGTTTAGGTTCCTCTACAGATAGTAGGAGTGAACCGTATACTGTCTTAACCCTTTTCTCTTTTAGTACAAGAGATGTTTGTCTGACTGGGAAGTTGTATAGTACACTAACCCATGAGGCTGGTTTGTCCAACAGTCTACTTAATGAAACTAAGTACTCCTGCCCTTGTTGTGCCCCGCTTACAGTCTCATAGATAGCTTCTTGGTTAAGTGTAGTTATAAGTTTATTTACAATCCATTTACTACCTTTCCAAAACTCTTTACCTTTTAATGTAGCTTCATCCATCATATCCCATATCTGATTACTCATTCCTCTAGTAGTAACACCATAAGGAACCGTCATAACATTTCTTTTTACTAAGCTCCTGGTTACGTTACCTATTAAAGATGTAGCCTCTACTGTTGTACTCTGTGTATGGTGTACGCCCTCTTTATCTGTATACTCTAGGACCTTAGGGTAGTTACCATTCACTAGCTTATCTGTAACCTTATCAGCTACTACCTGGTACACATCATTTCTATTATCTCCTATAACATTTACAGATGAGGCACCATCCTTATCTCGTAACAGTCCACTATACATCTGTAAGCCCGAACACGTAGCATCTAGCTGTATAGGTAGGTGTACAAGTGCCCCTGCTTTATGTTCTGTCCAGGCAACACAAGCAGCTACAAATTCAAAAGGACTGTCTGACGTCAACGCCCATTCCTTAAGGTTATCTATAGGGTTTAGTCCTATGTTTATTATTATATCTTCATTATCTTCAAACCACCTTAACCGTTCTTCATATGCTTCTTTGTCTTTACCATATACGTTAGCTGTGTGTATCTTTAACCAATAAACACCAGTCTCATCTAATTTCTTACCATCACTAAACTCTAACATAGCTTTGATATAGTGTTGTCCTTGTGGTGTAAGGAAACTAACGTCAGAGTACACCCTACCCCTATAGTCTAGCATATAAGGAAAGTATAGTTCACTGTACTCCTTCATCCTCTCTGCTATAGCTAAAGCATATACAATATTAAGTCTCTTACTATTCTCAGCTGCTTGTCTTATCTCTATATCTTCTTTAGCTCTCTTAAACGCACCCCAATCACCATAGTCTTTTTCGTTAATAAAGTCTTTCCATGTAAGTCTATCCCTTGTAGGTAGTCCCCCATATAACATAGGAGCCTCTTTAGGTGTAGTGGGGTCTATCATATTGTTAGAAAAGATATGCTGTACAACCTCTAGTACCTGTGTGTTAACTCTCCAACCTGTTTGTTGAACCTTATTAACTATTCTGTACACATCTTTGTACCTATTATTCTTTAGGTGTTTACGTACATCATTAGACTTAACAGTAAATAGGAAGTTGTTACCTTTATAAAAACCTCCATCATAGTTGTTAGTCCAATTCTTAGGTGGTGCTACCATAGGTAGTTTATTAACTACTGCTATAGGAGTTTCTGAGAAATCTAAGTTGGTCATAATATCTGATACTTCATCTGTAAGTGATAGTACATTCTTGGTGTGTGGTGTACCTGCTTTAAGTACCTTACGTACCTCTATTATATTACTACCAGATAGCTCTACTAACTGTATTAACCTTGTACCTAACCTTACCATCAAGGCTTTACCATCACCCTCGGAACCTAATTTGTACAACCCTTCTATATTCCTCTTAATAAGGGACTTCTTATGTCTCTTACTAGCTCTTCTAAACCTGGAACCTAAGTAACTATGTAGCTTAGGGTTATCTGTAGTAAGTTTATTAAGTAAGAATATATCCTTTAACTCACCTACTATAGTAGAGGAAGTAGTAGTAAGTGACTGAAACTGTATAGCACTACTTATACAATTCTTTAGTACAATAAAAGCTACTACTTCAGCATCTTCTGATATAAGTCTTAATAAACTTTGTACCTTCTTCTCTTGAGACGTCTTAAGGTCAGCTACTAAATACTCTTGTACCTTTCGTACAACCTCTTTGTAACTAAGTTGCATAAGTAATCTACCATACAAAGTCTCACTAAACGTACCATTTTCTACTGCTTTACTTAATTCCCTAGAGGCTTTACGTACACCCTCTTCTGTCTTTTCCTCTTCAAGTTGGAGCTGTTCTTCTACAGTTCCTTTTCTTCTTTTTATTTGCATTACACTTCCTCTTCTTTTAGTACGTACAATACTTTTTACTTTTTTGTACAAACAAATAATATAATATTAGTATATAGTGTATATATAATATATATATTTAATATATAGTATAATAGTATAGTATACGTTAGTATAATAAGTATAATAGTATAGTATTAAAGGTTAATATTATATACTTAGGGTATCTTTCCCTTGTTCTTCATATATTGTAAACTTGGTACATTTCCTTAAGAAAACTTTAAGGTTAGCGCCCGAAGTCTTCAAGTATCCTATCTAATTCTTCTAGTCCTCTATTTAACTCTTCCCTTTGGAGCCCGTCCAACATTTCCATAGCATAATCATAATTGTTTATGTACAAATAGTTAGCTAGTTTATCTGCTGTTATCTCAACTGTTAGCTCATCTAGTACCTCATACATATACACTTCTTCTCTATCTTTTTTCATATTAATCATCATTTTACTTTCCTTTCTTATATTTTTATATTATTACCCGTTCCATATATTTCTTTATAGTACTTTAAACAAACGTAATGGTACCAAATTCTGTTAGAAATACTTCACTAATACCTTTACCTACCTAAGTGTATAAATAGGCTTATTTCTTATCCTTTACAAATTCTTGGAATAGGTACGTATGCTCATCTGGTAGCACATCATACATAGCTCTTGCTAAATCCTGTATCTCCCATAAGGCACTCTTGTCTGTCCTAAGGGATAGGAAGTTCTGAAGACTTCTAGCATTGATAGTCATTACCAGGGATGTCTTGTATGCTTCGGGAATATTAGGCTTTACTTTATCATTGCTAACACCAACAACTACTTGCTGTCTTAGCATCTCTAATTGACCTATAGTCACATCATCAATGACTGGGTTTCCAGTTAAGTGAATATATTTACCTGCTCTTTCTCTTTGTTCTTCAGTTATTCTAATCTGCATAATTTCCTTTCTTATTTTTTATCCAACTTACTGTAGACGGAGATATGTTATATTTAAGTGATATTTCTTTTCCAGTCATTGTTTTACAATCTTCTCTTATAAGAACTACCTGCTCAACAGATACTTTTTGATTAGATTTACCCATAGACTTCGCTTGTATTTTTGCACTCTTTCTGTGTTTGTCGGTTACCTTCCATAATCCATTATCTACTGCGTGCTTTTGATTTTCACTTCTAGTACACCACTCTAAGTTAGTTGCTACATTATTTGTTTTATCGCCATCAATATGATTTACTACTGCTTCTTTAAAATATCCTGAAACAAAATGCTCTGCTACTAATCTATGGACACTTACTGTTTTGTATTTTCCGTCAATATATAGGTTTTGAACCTCATAACCTGCTGAAGTTATTGCTCCTTCAGTTTTAACAAATTCTTCACTATATTGGTTTTTTGTTTTTCTAGCTTTGCTTTTAATTCTACCTATATTAGATATTTGGTAATTAATTTCAAAGCCTATAATGTCTTTCCATACTTCCATGCTAATCCTTTATTATTTGATATGTAGTATTATACCATAGGTTTATTTAAAAGTACAAAAAGATTTCTCGTCTTTTATTTCTTTAATAGTGTATCTGCTGGACTTTACTGACATAGATGCCATTCTATGTCTAGCTAACTCTTGTAAAACATATCTAGGTACTCCGTCTATATCAAATGTATACACCAGGTGTTCTAAGGTGGACTTATGCTTGTTCTTGTTACCTACTCTGTCTATTAGTTCTTTATCTTTTTCTCCACATACATATATAATCTCTGTGCTATAATCATCCTGATATGTATCACTCTTATCCTCACTTGCCCAACACTTCCTAATAGCCTTAGAAGCAACCCATAAGGGCGTGTTATGTAATAGGTTTATAATCATCTTTCTTCTCCTTTATCTTATTATCGGCGATATTCGCCTATTCTAATGCCCATCTCTTTTACTTAATTGATAATCGTTATCAACTTCTATACTAATAATGTCATGTAAGTATGTCATTATATATTATCACTCTCCTTTTCTTTTTTTACTATGTCTATGTGTATCTCACGTAGTACTATTGGGTTACCATATTTATCTACGCCCCATACTCTACCAACCTCATAAGTACTGCCCATATTCTCGGCATAATATGAGAACTCTTCTTTAATATTATCTTCACCTTTTATTCTTAACTCGTACATTTCTCTCTCCATAACGTAGCGTCAGCTACTTATTTTATAATTTATCTGTGAATATCCAATCTAAGGATAAATCTAATGTGTTCTCTATCCACTTCATACATTCTGTATCATCTTTAAACATCTTAATGTATTCTGTCTTAGTCCTATTGCTGTACACTCTGTACCTCTTATGCTTCTTAGCCACAGTACCTCCTTATTTATGTTCTTACCCTAACTGTACATTCAAAAGTAGTAGCAGTACCAGTATTACTTATACTACCTCTCTTTAAATACTTAGGGTTTACAGTACCTTTATAGCTATCTCTATCTTTCTGTATCCTAGCGTAGCTACATTCTGTACACCATATACTATCTGAATTTATCTTAAGCCTTGCTTTACAATCTCTACATAGTAAGCTCATTCCTTAACCTTTCTCTACGCTTTATAACTGCTCCATATGTTCTACATATAGTCTTAGCCCTTTCCTCTAAGGACACTATACTCTCTGCCATTATAATAGCATCCTCTTCGGGCGTCCATCTTCTCTTCTGGTTAGGTTCTTCCTGTCTTACTAGCTTAGCCCATAACTTTATTATCTTTTCAATCATCTTTGTTCTCCTTTGTATTAAATTTAACAACATCTAAAACTGTTTGTGTTTTCCTCGTAGTCTTGTTCTTGTGCATTGAACAACCAATCTAAAATTTCTTCATCTGTTCTTGGTATATGTTCTACATAAGACTGAATCCTCTCAATTGAGCAATGAATTCCGTCCAAGAAACTTCCTAACTTAATAACATTAGTTCCATCAAACTTCTCGAATACAAGTTGGTTGCCTTTTGTAATTAATTTTCTGCTGTTGGGCAAGTTCATGACTTGATATCTAGTTTTCATCTTTATTCTCCTTTTTTATAATAATGTTTCTAGTTCAAACAGCACATCTTCTGTGAAGTCGTAGCCATCATACTCCTCTGCCATAGCATAGCATTCATCTATAAGCTTTTGTATCTCTGCTATATTATCTTCGATTGCTACCATAAGTGATTCGTAGGCAATCTCTTGCTTCTCTTGCTCGTTTTCATACTGTCTAAGTGCAGCTGTGTTCCCATCAATCATTTTATTTCTCCTTTTTAGCTAAAACTAACTAGCTATTTGTATTTTTGTACTGTTTGCCAATCCATACGTAGCTAACGCTACCTATCTATTTAATATGTAGCTAACGCTACCTAATGCATACCTATTAACAGTATATCGTAATAAACTTAAACTAGTAGCGTATCTAAAGATATCTACATATACATTTAAACACACGTAATGGCACCAAATTTCGTTTATATACTCTATCCCTACGTATCTTACTATAGGTTAACTTAAAAGACGCTTATATCCTTAGGTATTATAGGTATACCTATATTATCTGTACCTATATATTTTAGGTATATTTTATATTGCTATAATCTATTATCTCTAGCACACGTGGTTCACTATACCTTATGTAAGTTATCATATCCTCTAATAATACACCTACTTCTGTACTATGGTATACATCTTTGAGGGCGTAGGAGCCATCTAGATAGTGTATGAGTACCCGGTTATCCTTAAACTGTGTGTCCTTTACTTCTAACTTAATCATTAGTTACCCTTATCATTTAACTTACTTATCATTACATGAAGTAATACATACCCCATAACTATGAACATCACTACTAATACATTTTCTTCCATTTCATACCCCTTTATTTAATTTATATTATATTGTACCTAATGCTACCTTAAAAGTAGCTTAAGTATTATAACCTTTTAGATTTTATACTGTTTACCTTATCTTGTAAACCGTCCGTGATATAATCTACCGTGTTTAATATCTTAATGATGTTTAACTGTAATTGTTTAACCGTTTTATAATCTATAAAGTAACCAAATATAATTTCATCATCACTAAAATATATATTTCTATCCTCAAAGCTAATCCCTACCCTATCTATATTAAACTTATCGGATAATATTGTTAGTATAGTATCCTGTCTTTTGTATATCTCTGTGTATTGTCTTTTTGTAAAGTTTAAAGCTCTCATGTTATACCCCCCCCTTTATTTATTTTATATATTATATTGTAACCTACAATAGCTTAAAATAAGCTTAAATTGTAGTTAATGTTGTACAAATACTACCTTAGTACCCGGTACCATACATTTATTACACGTTACCCCACACTTCACAGCGTCTTTATTCTCACCATAGGTAGCATCACAAATAACTGCGCCCTCATCCTTTACCAGTTTTGTAACATATGATACACTCCCATAATTTCTTTTACCATTTAATACACTCTTAATTATATTAACATTATTCAACGTGTTTAGCTTGTCTACGTTCAATAACTTATCCACTTTTGTATAACCATAGAATGTAAGATTAGGATATTTTATTGCTAAGCTATACCACATATCTATATAAGCATTATTGATAAAATCCCCGCTTTGATGTATTCTTACAGTTTTTATACTGCTTCTACTCTTATCTATTTTATACAACTCATTGTCTAACCGTCGGTACAATTCTTTAAGGTTAGTACGTGCTAATGTATAGTTATAATCCCATAATGCTTTGCAAGATGGGTACTGTCTATAACTTTTTACAGCATAGCAAGTACTAGCACATGACTTATGATTAAGGCAAGATTGTATTGGCGGTAATGAAAATAAATACGCCTTTACCTTTTTATTACTGTTAGTTAATACGTTGCTGTTGATGTTCTGTGCTTTGTTCATATATGCTTTATTGTAAGCGCGTGTAAAATTAGTGCTGTTCATGTTGTTATCCTTTATTTATTTTATACTATATTGTATCTAGCCTAAGCTTAAAAGTAGCTTAAGCAGTGATTAGGCTATGTATATAACCGCTTTTAGTGTTATGTTTCATAGTGTGAGTAATTGTGACACTACTAGAACCATCATAAGATGTAACGCCTGTGAGCTTTAATACACTATAGGTAAAAATACCCTCAGTGTAACTAGATTGTTCTACCTTAAAAAGGTCGGGTGCCTTTCTTACTAACTCTAAGTAACTATCACGCGATGCCATAAAATCCGATGAGAGAGTGCCTTGTACTAAATCCATTTTAAATCCTTTTAATTTTTAAGATAAGGTAGTATAACGCAACATAGCTTAAATATAGCTTAAGTTGTACAAAAAGTATTAAAAAGTACAGAAAAAATAGCTCGATAATATCTTTTGGAAATGTACAGAAAAAATATCCCGACGCTATCAGCTCGATACTATCCTTTGGGAAATCTTTGTGTATAAGTTATAATTATGTATAGTGTGTGTATAAGTTGTAATAATATGTATGAGTGTGGAGTGTGTGTAGTGTGTAGGTAGTTATTGTAAGTGATAATCATTATCAAAAAGAAATAAAAGACTGATAATCATTATCAATAAGATTTATTCTTTAAGCTATCTCAAAGGGGTGCCTATGGGGGGTCTGTGCTAAGCTCAAGCAAAAGAGAGACACCTCAGATATTTTTAGTATTTTTGGGGATACTAAGTAAGTGTGTATGTGTAGGTATTTTAGTATTTTTGGGGATACTAAGTAAGTGTGTATGTGTAGGTATCGTTAGATACTCGGGCTCCTTAGGTATTAGTTTGTATAAAGTAAGTGTATAGTGTACTACTAGTTTTAATTACTTATTAAGGGAGTCGCCCTCACCTATTACTTCGTAATAGTCTCGGGCTCCTATACTAACGTATACTTAATATTATATACTAAGGTATATATGCCCCTTGCTTCTTCTTCTTTTTTCTTCATTAAGCGTAAACTTGGAACATAAAATCTACAGGAAACTCCCTATAGACCGACTAGAGTTATGTTTATTATATATCTTCTCATCTAACCACTTCTCTAGCTCTCTTTCCTTATTACGTTTAATAGTACTTTCTGTATCTACTAATACCATATCCTTTACGTACTGACAAGCAATAGCTAGGGCATCTATTCTATCATCATGTACAAGAGAGTTCTTATCTCTAGTTATATGTGTAAACTGATACATAAGTGAGTATATAATACTATTAGGTTCTTTTTGTACCTCTTCAGCATCTCTTTGTACAAGCTCATAGTTAAACACTAACTTATGGTTAGTAGTTAAAGGTTCTATATTATTAATAATACGTACCTCTTTCTGTCCTTGTACTCTAAAATCATCTTCTACTGTACAAGGATATATATCTGATAGTACTTTAGTAAAGAGGTTATAGAACATACCTCCTCCCCAGTTCTTCTCAGGTACAATAACATTTACTTTATGTTCCTTAGCTTTATTAGACAAGAATACTAAAGCTTCTTCTGAGTAACCTAATCTAGTACCACCAACATCTATTACATAAACATAACCATTCTTAACACCTACAACAGCATATGTAGTCTCATCTGTACCACTACCTGAAGGGTCAATAGACATTACCTTTAAATCATAGGCTTCATAGTCTTGGTGTACTCTAGAAGGTTTATGGAATACATCTCCTGAAAAGCCCAAATTTACAAGTTCTTTAATAACATAGTCAACACTACCAGAATATGAAATACCTATAGGAACTTCATCTGATGTAATACTATGTACAATTAAATCTTTATTCTTTAAAGGATATCTTTCAGCATCTGATAAAGTAGTATCTAAGTTATACTGTAGTTTAAAGTTAGCTAGTCCCATATACCCTTGTCTTTCCAACAAGACTTCATTAGGAAACCTAATCTTATCAGTAGCTTCACCAGCTTTACCTTGTAATAGAATCCAATCATCTAATTTACCATTGTATATAGTCTCATCTTCGGGCACCTGAGCAGGTAGTATTTTAGTAGGATACTCTAACTTACTATATATACTTTCCATTGATTGAGGTGTACCTAACATAAGTACACTACTAGGTACATCTGGTATAAGTAATGCTTCAAACTCTGTTACTCTTTGTAGTAACTTCTCTCTCATCAACTCAGTCATAGAGTTACTAGGAACCTCAACATCATCTCCTAGTACAAGAGAAGCTCTTCTTCCTGTTAGCTGAGAAGTAATACCAACAGCTGCAAAAGAAGGAGCAATAGCTGGTTTACATCCAGCAACATCAAAACTTAATACACTATCTCTAGATTCACTGCCTGGTCTTAAATGTGTAAGTAATGGTACTTCTTCAAATAACCTACGTACAAAAGTAGCTATCTCAATAGCTTTAGGACCTGAGGCTGATACAATAAGTACCTTTTCATCTACATTACGTAGTATTCTCCAGGTAGTATATATAGCACTAATCCAAGATTTACCTGTACCCCTAGCAGCTTGTAGTATAAGTCTCTTTTGATTCTCCCCTACAATATTAGCTATCCTATCCTGTAAAGGCGTAGGGCTAGGTAGTTGTATATTACTATATACATATGCTAAGTAATCAGGAAAACTAGTTACTAGCCTTTTTAAATCTAAATCTTTTTGTTCTTTATTGTTACTAGTAGTATTCAATTAATCTCCTTTATTATATACGTACTGTTTAATGAGCCTAGAGTGTACCTTAAACCCTTTATCTCTCTTTAGGCATACCATTGCTTACCTAAGTAGTTTAAAAGGCTTATATTGGATTCTAGGCTACTATTATGCTTTTATATCTAAAATAGCAGATATATCAAATATAGTTAAGGTATCTCCAGCACCATCTTTCTTTGCTTGTATTTTTATATCTTGTGTAGTTGTAGTAATATTAAGTACCTTAATAAATGTAGTAACTATTTTATCATCAATATCTTTTGATTCTCTACTAAGTTCTGTCCAAGTACTTCCTCCATCTAAACTAAATCTAAAACTAGGAGAAGTAGTAGTATTATTATAATTATGCATCATACTTAATGTTAATGTGTATACACCACTTACTAATCCTGTCCACGTAGTATTAATTACATCTGAATAACTAGTAGTAAAAGAAGTTAAGTTAACTGCATTTTCATATTTGAATATATGCATTCTTTCTGTATCTTCTTCTAGTGCTATAATATCACCCGTATTAGTAGCTACCTCAGCCTCTAGTGTAGCAATATCAGTTGCATTAGTTGCAATAGCTGTTGTGTTAGTAGTTATATTAGTTGTATTTGTATTTGATGCAGAAACAACAGTAGCTACTTCTGTTACAACACTATTATTAAATGTATTTAATTTATTTCTAATACTTAATGCATTCTCACCGTTATTAAATGATGTCCAAGTTAAAGCCATTATTATGCCCCTTCTTCTATTAATTCTTTTATCTTATAAGATAGATTCTGCATAGGATTACTATTTAGTACATCTATCTTTATATCATTGTTTTTTAAAAAAGTATTTATTGCAGCTAGGGTGCCAGATGATAACTCATCTCCACCATCTAGCATATCTGTATAATACTTAGCTAATAGTCCATGAAGTGCTTCTACTTCTTTCATTGTTGCTTTGTTACTCATAATTAATCTCCTAGTTCTTCAATAATTATATCAGTACCTTCTTTGATTAAAGGTAGATTCATAAAAGGAACTAAACTTCTAAACCTTTTAAAGTCTCTTTCTGTTCTAAGGTCTCCTTCTACTCCAGCTCTCATTAGTTGTATTAAGTCTTCTCCTAGCCCTCCTGAAGGACCGAGTAAAGACATCATACCATTTTTAGATTGCCATTCTCTTCCTAGTTCTGGTTTACCTGTTGCAATAGCTCCGTAGTTCCATACTGAAGACATCATTCCTAAAGGAGCTGTATAGTTTAAAGATTCTCCGATAACTCTCATCCATTCATCATTTGAAAAGTTTTCATAGTTATATTTTCTATCAATCTCTTGTACAGTACCTAAAGATACAGCAGCTTCTTCTCTAAGATACTTAATTCCCATATACGTTACAATAGAGGATAGCGTACCAGATACCAGCTGTGCTTGTTCATCAGACATACCTCTTCTAAGTAGTGTTTCTTGGGCTATCATAGGAAATCTCATAAACTGTGTTAATACTTTAGCAAAAGGACCAGGAGCTTTCATCCAGTTAGGTAGATGTATACTATCCCCTTGAACTACTATCTCTTCAATTCCCTTTACTATTGCTAGTTGTACTTGGTCTCTTTCTTTCTTACTAAGTTTACTTAAATCCCAAGAATCTTCCTTAGTAACAGCTCGTAATTTAACTTGTAAGTTTGCTGCATCTTGTTCAGATAACCCCCACCTAGCTAATCTCTTAAGTGGCATATTACCAGTTTTAATTTGTGTTATAATAGCAGCTCCAGTATAATCTTCCATTACTCCTAGAAAATACCTCATACCATTATACTTCATCAATTTATCATTTAAAAAGTTTAGTTTATTTTCTAACCAACCTGAATTAAAACCAGAGTCTGAATCTCCAAATCTATTAATTCTACTAGTGTGAAGTGTATTCTCCATAAAACCAGAATTAATTAAGAATTGGGAAAACTCATCATTTGTACCTTTACCTTTAAACATTAAATCACTAGATGATTTTAAAGATTTAAATAATCTTCCAGTAAGTAATGCCTTAGTTCCTTGCATTACAATACTAGACATTAATTCTATAAATTGGTTTCCTCCAAAGCCTCCCCCTTGTCTTAGTGTATTGTAGGAACCTAAGTTTCTAACAAAAGTCCATGCAGGAGTATCGGCTAATTGGTTCATCCTTAAATCACCAACTACATCTTTTACTACTCTTTCAAAAGCTTGTACTTCTTCTGGGGCATACAATACACCTTTACTAAGATGTTCTTGCTTGACTGCCTCCATAATATCCGTAGGTTTATCTGTACCAAAAGCAAACTGAAGTCCTTGTCTTCCTTGCATCTGGTAGTGGTAAGCTCCAGTTAAATCTCCTAAATTATTATTCAGTACATTCGGCATATAAGTTTCATTTAAATAAAGTTTTTGCTTTTTAAGACGCCCTCCAAATGGAAGCCCTTTTACCATAAAAGAAGTAGTTAAGTTATTTAAATCAAATACTGATTCATTCAACATTTTTACTACATAAGCAACTGCCTCATTTAGTTCTTCAGCATTCATCCCTTTGTTTCGTACATCATGCTCTATTCCAGCTCTTACTTCAGCTTGTACAGTAGCCTGACTAACAGAACCTTTATGTATACCTTTATAATTATATGTTCTTGGTACATAAAGTTTATTAGGATTAATCCCATTTAAACCTTCAAGTTTTAGTTCTTGTCCCTTTTGGAGCATTCTTTGAAAATAAACTTTATGAGATTCAGCTCCTTTACCTAGAGGAGTATCTTCAAATTTAACTTTATAATCATTATAAAAGTTATTCATATACTCTTCTTTAAGTTTAAGCTCCTCATCTAATCTAGCTTGTACTTCTTTTTTAATATCAGCCTCAAACTTAGCTTTTTCTTTTTGAGTAGGAAGTCTTCTTTCTAGTTTCTTAGCAGGAAGATAATCAGGCTTAACTGGCATATCTTCTCTAGGTATTAATTCATCAATAGTTTCTCTAAGCGTTTTGGCTAACTCTTTTATTTCATCTTTATTTACTACACCTTCTAGTTTATACTGAGCTAGATTATCTTCTATATACTTAGCTCTTTCTTCATCTAGAAGTTTATTCTTAGCCTCTACTTCTGCTACTTGTTTAGTATATTCAGTTTTAGCAGCATCATTAGCTTCTATAACTTTTATATCTTCAGGTGTAATAGGTTGTAGTTTATTTTCTGCATCTCTATAGTACCAAGCACCTTTATCAAACTCAGTTGTTCTTTGTTCAATATCTTTAGTTAAAGCAATCTCTTCTTGTTGTTGTCTACCTAAATTAACTTTATCATATTCAAGTTCGACTTCATTTGCTTTACTCTTTTGATTATTTAGTTCTTTTATTAAAACTCCCCAAATATCTTCATTAAACTCTTCAATGTTTCCCGTGTATCCATTAAGCTTAGCTTGACCATGTAGTTGAGAAATCTCATCAGTAAGGTTATTATGAATACCTTTTAATTCTCTTTGGTAGTTTTTAGCTGTTTTACCAGTTACTGCTATATTACCTTCATTATCTTTTAAAGCTATAGTAGCATCAGAGAGTCTAGTCATAAGTCCTCTAAGGATATCACTATTAGATTGGTACACAGTATGTACATCACTTCTTAGCCATTTTCCTAAAAAAGGAACTTTATCAAGAAGTGTTTTATCCATCTGAGCTACATCTTTAATTTTAGGAATACCACTACCATCATCTATAAAAGATAGAATAGGGTCATTTGTATAATCCATACTAAAAGTATCATTCTTAGGGTCTAGTGAATTAGCTATAGATTTCTGAGTAGGTCCTGATAAAGCACCTCCTATTAAACCTAATCCTCCTCCAAAAGCCATCCCTATACCAGCTGCCCCTAAATAGTTAGTAGGCATACCTTGTAAATCAAATAAAGCCTCATCAGCCATGTTAGCTATAGCTCCTACAGCCCCACCTACACCAAAACCAATTCCAGCAGATTGTAACCTATTAACAGTCTTAGCTGCCTGGGCTCCTTTAAAAACAGCACCTATTGGTAGTAAAGTAGTAGGAGAAGCAAGTGCAGGGAGAACACCCATACCTAGTTGTGTAAGTATTCCATCCTGTTCTATAGCTTTTTGAGAATCTACAAAAATACTTCTTCTTGCTGCTATCTTTAATGCATCACTTTTATTATTAGCCTTAAGCATAACTCTTTGAGTTTCAATATCTGAAGCTTTATAAACTGCTTGAAAGTCTTCATCATCAAACCCAAGGGAACCTCTATAATCTGTTTTCCAATCATATCTTAGTTCTGGATTATTAAAAGGTAAAGCAGCAGGGTTAACTGTGTTCCAGTAATCTTCAACTGTGCTTTCTCTTTGTACTTTCTCTTGGTAGACAGGAGGAGCTTCAAATGTAGGCTCTTCTTGTTGTAATGTTATTGTTGGCTCTGAGGCTAACATTTCTTCTTCTTGCTCCATATCACTTCTCCTTTATTTATTTTTGTTTATCATCATAAGCTTTTTGTTCAGCAGCAGTTGGTGTATACCCTACGGCTTTAAAAATTTCTAAGTTTCTATTATTATAAAATCTTTTATTACCTTTTGTGTCTGTCCAATACATATCAGCTGTTTGTATATAAGCTTTACCTAAATTACCTTTTTTAAGTTCTTTCAAGAAAGTCCATTTAGATATATTTCCAGCTCTATGTGCTACATCAGCAGCAAGGAATTTAATTTCTTCAGATTTACCTTCAAGTCCTAAGTTCTTAGTAAGCCTTTCTTTATCTTTTCTATAGATAATTAATACTTCTTTTTCTGAAAGTCCTTTTTTATAAGGAATGCCAAAAATCTCACCACTTTTTATTTCTGCTTTAGTAAGTTTATGTCCATGTCCTACAGTATCAGTGCCTCCCTCTATAGAAGGATAAGGTCTGTAGAGTCCATCTTTACCTGGCTTTCCTCCCTCAGCTTTAATAGATATAGCTTCTAATGCAGTAGGAGTATTTATTTCTTTTGTATCATTTGAAAATAAACTACTAATGTATTCAGTTAAATCATCAATCATAGCACTAAACCCATCAGTAATACTATCTATAAGACTTTTCTCTTTAGGTCTAGGCATTGCACCAGCAACTGTAGGACCAGCTGTACGCTTACCAGGCACCATATCAGTTTCAGGAGTAGCACCACTTAAATCAGTTTCTAGCATTTGTTGTGCTAATGTTACTTCTTCTGTTGTAGGAGCAGTAGCCTGTGTCTTTTCTTTTAAGCTTTCAAGAAAACCATCTATTGCTTCTTTATTTAATTTATTAAGCTCCAATGAGTTCTTTAAAGAGTCTTGCATATTAGGAGTCATAGTATTATTTTCTACTTCTATTTCTGTTGAAGTATCTAATAGTGTACTTTGTTGCTTAAGAGTTTCCATAAAATTATCTTCTAATTCTCTTTTAACAACTTCTTTTACTTGAGCAGGATTATCCATTTCAATATCAGTAAACTTATCTACAAAGGTTACAAAATTTTGTACAAACTCTGGAGAGTTAGCTACATCTTCTTTGAAGTTTCTAGAAATATTTCCCCATAAAGCACTCCCGATGTTTGCTCCTGTTTCAGTAAGGACATCAACTGCACCTGTTAAAAACAAACCTGAGTTATCTAAAGTTGCTCTACTAGCAGATTCTATAAAATCTCCTAAGCTTTTTTCTTTTAAACCGTGTCTTGCCTCATACTCTACATCTTTGTTTGATTTATCTACAAGTCCTTTAGAGTTTACTATCTTAACTGTACCACCAATATCATCATATCCTATTATGTAATCTTGTACATAAGCAATGCTAGAGGGATTATTTAAAGCAGTATCTATTATTTTATCTGTCCTTTCAGGCTCTAAACTATCTGGTACTGTACCCATAGAGTTATCTACTTTTGTTCCAGTAGTACTTTTACCTACTTGTTTAAGATAAAAACCAGCTACATCTTTCATCATATCTTTAGCCATTGCTACATCAGTTGCAATAAGAGCATCCATAGTGGCTTGAAACTTAGGTCCTTGTTTCCCTAGTTCTACTGCATACTCACTCATTCTAATTTTATCTGTAGTAAGAAAATCAACTTTAGCTACATTTTTAGAAGCTCCCTCTATATAGTTACGTGCTTGTTCAACAGTATACTCTGGTCTAAACCTTTGTACATATCTAGTCTTAACTAATTTAGTATATTCATCATCTGTCAACATCTGTCTAAGTACAGTAGCTCCTTTAGGAGTCTCTAACACTTTATCAAACATCACCATCAACTGTTCTTTTTCTTTAGGTTTTGCAAGACCAAGTTGTGCTATAAACATAGTACCAGCATCTTTAGTAAGACCTTTTTCATTAAAAGCTATTCTTACAAATTCACTAGAATTACCAGTTAGCCAAGTATCAGTAAGAGTATTTGTAACTAGTTGTTGACGTTGTTTCTTAGCTGTATCATTAGGATAAAAGCCAGGGTTATTTCCTATAGGGTTTTCAGCCAGGTAGGAGACAGCTTCTGTATGTTCAGTATAGTCTTTAGTATATTTATTTAATGCTGTCTGTGCTGCTACCGGGTTAGAACTTGTTGCTTTAATGTCTGCTTCTATTTCATCCGGGCGTAGTGTATAACCACTATCAATAGAATCACTTATGCGTTGGTAAGACTGTTGTTTAAACTGTGCTATTTTACTTTTTATTAATGTATCTTGGTCTGCTTTTTGTTTAGTAATAATTGGTAAAAACTTTTTAGACCTACTATCTAGGAATCTAGGGCTTTTATAAGCACCTTCTTTTTCTTTTATATCAGCTAATACAGCTTGTAATTCTGTTGGAGAATTAGCAGCATTTATTAAAACAGCAGAATCAGTGTAAAAAGAACTAAGCATAGCATTTCTAACTTGTTCTATTGGAAGTCTAAACTTACTAGAAGCTTTAGCAGCGTACTCTTCTATATTAGGTATCTCTACATTATTACGTCTAGAAGAATCTATTAATGTACTAAAACCACTACTAACTACATTTAAAGACCCTACAATTCTTTCTTCTTCTTTTCTGGTTAAAGCTTGTGTATATCCATAATCAAGAATAGAAAGATAACCTTCTTTGTACCCTATAGAATAATCACCAGAAGATATCTCTTCAATTTTACTTTTTATTGTAGTAGATAAATCAGCCCCTGATAAATGTTGGTTTGATGCCATAAACTCAATAGCTTCTACTTTAGTTTTATGAGCGTCTATCATATTCTGTTCTTCGTTAAGAACTCCTATTGTTTCAGTAGCTACCTTAGCAACTCCTAAAAAATCAAAAGGCTCTGACTGCGCTTTAAACTTTGCTTGTACATCAGCGACCTCTCCTTGTGCCTCAGCAACTTTGCTATAATCTCCTACTACCGTAGCAGCAGGGTTAAAACCAAATGTTGTTTGTGATTCCATTTCTATTTCCTTATTTATTATTTAAGATTCTTTTCTAAAGTAACACCAGTACTTACCCCACTCATTATATTTGTTAATTGAGTAGAAGCACTAGGTGCCTGTAATGAAGAGTATTGAGATACTCCAGCTAATGATAACAACAAACTATTGTAAGCCTGTTGTTCCTGTGCTTTAATAGCATTAGATGCTGCATCTGCTCTATCTGCAATATCTATTATTTGTGTAGTAGTCTTTTCTTTAATACTACCTATCTGTTTAGAAGCTTTAGTATAAAAACTACTTAGCTGTCTAGCAGCTGATACTCCTCCTGTTATCCCCTCACTCTGAGAGGCTATTGTACTAGCACCTTCTTTTACTTCAACACTAGCTTCACGTACAGTAGCAGCTCCTGCTCTTTCAGCTTCAACTATGGCATTAGCAGCTGACATCTCATTAATACTTCCTTGAAGTATAAGAGCATCTACGTTCGCTTGATAAGACGCTTTACTTGCTGCCATAGACGCTAATTTAGCTTCTGTTTCTATCTCTATGTTTCTGGTATATTGGTTAGTTGCTGTGTAGTTTTGTAATAAACCTAAACCAGCGCCTGCTATTGCTCCCCACATTACTCTAAATCCTCCTATAATATAATATACGTTTAAACGAACGTAACTGCCTGTTAACGGCTCTAAAGAAACTTACTAAGGGGTTAGCCTAGGTAAGTCTCTAACAACCCTCTAATGGGCTCCTATCCTTTATTTATATGTAATACGTTTAACTGACTTAATTAACTTCTTTTGTACCTTTGCTGTAATGGTGTGAGTTAGTTTTTCATAAGTACGGTTATACATTATTATCCTTTATGTTATTTTCTTGCTACGGCTGCTGTGCCGAAGTAAAACGAAATAATATCTAGTATTGCAAACTTTAACCAATCTGGTGTTACAATACCCTCGAGTGTTACCCACTCTATCCTCGTGTCGACAAAGTCAAAGAAAAGAAAGCTCCATCCTTCATTCACCTCCTGTGGTACATTAGTCGGAAAACCTAACATAGGGGCTATTAATATGAAGGCTACAAAACACAATAGCATAATTACAATGAAGCGTCTTATCCAAGCTGCACTAGGGTTTTGGTATGCTCTTGCAGAGTCTGTGCTTTCTTGTGCTTTAGTATGGCGTTCAAGTAAGAGCCTCTGGCTTTCAGCTTTATCTGCTTGAGCTTGTCCCATCATCTTCATAGCACCACCAAGGATAGTAGAACCAGCCATTGATAATACCTCTAGTGGTAATCCCAACATTATGTATCTCCTATATTAGTTTCATGATTAACTGCATAACCATCTCATTCTGTGCAGCAAATACTCCAATAAGTATCCATAGCATACGCTTGAATACACCTATCTCTTTACTTATATTTACTACATCTGACTTGATGCTGTCGTACTTTTCCATTTCTTCTTCTGCATGAGCTTTAAGGGCATCAGATAAGACTTTAACGTCCTTAGACAGTAGAGCCAAGTCTCTCTCTTCTTCCCTTAGTCTATTGAAGAGTTCAGATAGCATTGCATTGATTTCTGTGTTATCCATCCGTTAGCCCTCCAAACCTCTAATTAAAGCCCTAGCTTCTGCTCTTGCTTCAAGAACACCATCTGTATTGCCATCATAATCAGGTAATACTTTGTAGTCTGTGTCTTGTAGGTATTGCTTAGCTTCTGCTATTTTTTTATCTTCAACAATCTTTGCTTCTCTTGCATCTTTAATAGAAGCACATTCCGTAAGTGTTTTACTGTCAACAATCTCATTAGTATCAAGATACACATAATCCGTGTCTATCATAACTACTGTTTTACCTGTTACCTCTGATATAATATCTACCATTGGTATTTCAATTTTATCTTCCATTATTCTACCTCCATTAAATGTGAACAAGCAACTTCGTGTGAACTATCCACATATTGCCCCCAGTTATCTATATTTATTATTACTTTAGAGTCTGACTTAGATTGCGTATTATAAATAGGTGAATGTTTTTCGATTAAATACACCTCCAAAATATTTATAGTAGAATTGTTTTGTATCAAGTGCACATTAACAGTATCAAATATTATATTTGCATTATTATAATGAGAATATAGCCTATGGGATACTGAGCTGTTTGATTTACCTATATACACAATAGTATCTTTATTAGAGAGTATATATATACCAGAATACCCCCTAAACTCAGTAAAAAGTGTATTTGGCTCTAATACTTCCATATTACTAAACAGTTCTTCTGTAAATCCGTTTCTATCTGCAAATCTATATGCAGACCTTTCTGCTAGTATAAAATCTGTTTTTGAATTGTATTTTTTAGCTATATCTAAAACGCTTTCTTTTGTAAACCTATTGTGCTTATACACCATATGTTTACATATCACATCTAAGATTCCACGCTTTCTTGAAATTTCGTAAGCACTCTTGTTAAAAGTAGTAAACTCACCTCTGCTACGGTACTTTAAAGCTTCTTCTCTTAACATACTATCAGTCCAAATATTACTCATTTCCTATACCTTCGCAACAAAAGCGACAACCAATCGCCCAAGCCGAAAGCCAAACATAATAGTACCAAAGCGAACAACGAGAACCCGCATGCACGCCATTGCCACGATCGCCACCCAATATCACTGCTGTGATGTGGTTATTGTGGAGTGCATAAATATCCCCACGGCTATCAGTTAGTCCTGTCCTCCATGCCCAACTAGTTGACCCTTCATCACGGTTACCTGCAACATCTGCACCCCAAACATACTCAACTCCAGTAGCTTGCTCAATACCAAACTTAGAAGTAAGATTGGAATAATGTTCTACTCTTCCAGCTACTGATTCGTATCCATCATTACTGGAAGATTTACCTTCATTAACTCCATAAGCTATTGTAATAAATTCTTCATAAGGTATTAGTGTTTTTCCGTGAGATTTTCCAACTTCACAAGCTTGAAACCAAGTAAATTTACCATAATTAGTAGAACCATTCCCACCAAACTCTAAAGGTATTTTTGGAATTGCTCTACCATATGATGTTGCTCCTGCTGCAATAGTAGCCCCTGCTTTAGAAGTACCGTTTGTAATATGCTCACTATTTAATAAATATATATCGTACCATCTACCCAATATATGAACCATACCTTCAGGTTCACAAGTAGGTCTAAACCAATTTGTCCAAATTGAATATTTATTTATTCCTGCAATAGCAGTCATATCAGCAGAAGT